GACTTCTTCCTCGTCGGACAGCGTGTCATAGCGCAATGGTACTGCGACACGATGACGGAGCATGTCATCGAGGACCTCATCGACTGGAACTACGGTGAGGATGAAGAGCTCACGCCCAGGATCACTTGGGAGCGCAGTACGGAGGACAGTCTTGGTGTCGATGCTCTTGCGACCCTCGTTGATAAGAACATCATCACCGTCGATGAGGAACTCGAGAACACAATTCGATACAAGTATCTCCTTCCGAAATTGAAGGGGAAGAGGCCGGAGCCGGTCACGCCCTCTCCCGGACCGGCTCCGGCTGGTAGGACGGCACCGGCGACTCCAGGTGGCGGCAAGACACCCGCGAAGACCGCCGCATCAGCGGGGGATGGCGATCAGGCGCTCCCTCCTCGTCAGGCCCCCGCTTCTGTAAGGGCATCGTTCTTGACTAGGACGATGTCCAAATTTAGGAGGCCGGACGTTATGGCAGCAAATCAGACCGAACCGGCTCTGGTCACTGTGCCTAATGTCCCGATCCTCGAAGTTGGTGTTGAGTACGATCTCAGCACCGGACTGACGACGTTCACGCCAGAGGACTTGAGGGACGTCGTTACGGCAGCGAACGAGGATCACAGTATCCCATCTCCGCGTGCGGGGATTGGGCACATCGATCCACGGTTCAACGATCAGAAGAAGTTCGATGGAACGCCTGCCTTCGGCAAGTACATCAACCTCAGTCTCAGTGAGAACGGCATGGTCGTGTATGCAGATTGGGTTGGCTGTCCGAAGTGGCTAGCCGACATCGCCCCGTATGCATTCCCCAGCCGTAGCATCGAGGGGTACTGGAATGTCGAGTCCCAGGCCGGTAAGAAATGGCGGTTCGTGTTGACCGCAGTCAAGTCTCTGGGTGTCTCGTGGCCTGGAGTCACAGTCCTGGAGGATCTGCCCATGTACTACGGGGCAGACATCCCCGAGGGAGTGGTGATTGATGAATCAATCGCTGCTGCAATGAAAGGTGGTGATCAGGTGCCGGTCAGTGCGGCGGCGAATCTCGACGACGTCCGCAGGACGTTCTACACAGATTTCGTTCCCGCCAACAAGGAGTACACGTGGTGGTGGGTCCGGGCTGTGATGACGGATCCGAACGAGCTCATCGTCGAGGATGACGAGTCAGGGCAGCTTTACAAGCTGCCGTTCAGTAGCGATACGATGGGGTCCGTCTCCTTTGGGGAGCCGGAGGCCGTGCGCATCGACTACATCCCGGACAACCGGGAGGCGACCAAGGCTGCTGCGCAGCATGTCGCGGCCGTGTTGGCAACGGGCCGAGAGGTTCTTGCCAGCTGGGACACTCGGGCGGAAAGCAGCCCGACGGACATAGGAGGTCAGATGGATCCCAAGGAGATCCGCAACCGTCTGGGCCTGCCCGAGAGCGCGACCGATGACGAGGTCAAGCAGGCTGCGGGCGTGCTCGCATCCGCTGCTGGCGTCGAGGTCAAGTCGGAGCAGGCTGGCGGAGAGGGTGAAGGTGGGGAGGGCGGCAACGGTGGCGAGACACCGGCAGAGGGCACGCCCGCAGAGGGCACGCCCGCAGAGGGCACCCCGGAAGGCACTCCGGAGCCGGAGGCCAAGCTGGAGCCGGTCACCGCAAGTGGACTGAAGCTGCCACCCGGAACCGTTCTCGTCGACGCATCGGTTCTCGAGGGCATCAAGGCGGCGGGAGCCGACGTCGTGAACTTCAGCAAGGCGCAGAAGAAGAGGGAGCGGGAAGAGGCCGTCAACGCGGCGGTCTCGCAGGGCAAGATCCCGCCGTCCCGCAAGGAGCACTGGGCGAAGTATCTCGAAAGCGACCACGAGGGTGGCATCGAGGTTCTTGCGTCTATGCCGGCAGGGATCATTCCTGTCGACGAGATTGGCCATGGTCAGTTCGTCGAGGGTGATCCCGTCTCGGCATCCATCAGCGCAGATGCGGTCTCAGGCTGGACCGACTCGCTGTTCCCCGAAGTCCGAGAGCTCAAGCAGCGTGAGGCAGCGATGGCATCTGCCGGCACGCGGCAGCGTGTGCTCACGGACGCCGACGCGCGGTAGAAGGGAGGGATAGACAATGACGAACGAGTGCATCCCGTTCTTCGAGGCCGCGTACACGCAGAAGCTGACTGCGCACTTCACGGCAGCAGTTCTGGGCAAGCGGTTCTGCGGTCCGCTGACGACGTACCAGGGCACCGGCCCTGCTCTGTCGGCAGACCCGCTGCCTGCGGGTGACGGCGGCAACCTCGTAACAGCGGGTCCGCCCGCAGCGGGTGGCCAGATCGGCGGAGTCGTCGGCTGGGACGTCGCGTCAGGAGGCAAGGGTCCCGTCATTCGCGGTGCAGGGACCATTCTGCCCATGTCGTCCGGAGCGGGCATCACGTCCGGAGCGGAAGTGTCCACAGACAACACGGGTCGAGTCGTGACTGCCGCAACAGGCAATCGCGTTCTCGGCAAGGCCCACAGCACGGTTGCCGGTGCAGACCTCGATGTCGTCATCGAGCTCTACGCCATCGGCGGAACCGTCTCACCGTAAGCGAAAGGAGGGATGAACAGATGAATGGTGTCCTCAAAGAGTACCATGGCTCAGCAGTGCAGTTCGAGCCTGGCACTCTCGAGGCTCTGGTCGCTGCCGGCAAGGCAGACCCTGAGCTTCTCCGCGAGATCGATGGGTTCCGCAGCGTCGGCGATTTCGTCGCTGCACGCTTCGATCCCAGCGGTGCCCCTCCGGTCGCTGCTGCTCCGTTTCCTGGAGCAGTTGTCAACCCGCTGGGGCCTCCTTCGATCAGCGGCACGACATTCACGATCGATCTCGCTCTGGCGAATCCGACGCGAGTGCTCACGCCGATGATCCTGGACCTGACTCGTCTGAGGTTCTTCGTCGATCAGGTGTTCACGTCTGCCGGTGGAGTCACCGGCGGTGCAGTCATCTACAACGAGGTCGTCTATCCCGACCTCTACGCAGATCGCGACATCCAGCGCGTAGAGCCGGGGACTGAGTTCCCGATCGTCTCGTTCAGCCGTCGCGCACCTGTCGCGGCAGTTGTCGAGAAGTGGGGCGGTAAGTTCTACTTCCTCGACGAGGCTCGGGATCGCAACGACATCTCGGAGTTCAGCAAGGCCATGCGTCAGCTGTCGAACACGATCGTTCGCAAGATCAACCAGCGGGGCGTCCAGATCCTGGAGGCATACATCACCGCGAATTCGCGGACGGTCACCGGCGTCAACTGGGGCACGGTCGACACGTCGATGAACTCGGGCAGCAACTGGCCCCTCTTCCCGGCTCGGGATTTCGCCAAGGCGGATCTGATCGCCGAGCAGGAGGAGATGGGCATGAAGTACAGCCTCTGGATCCTCAACCCGATCGAGATGTTCAACCTCGAAGGGGTCTACGGAGACAAGCTGGGTGCTCTGCTTTCTTCATACGGCATCACCATCTTCGTGACCAACCGCGTCGCAGCACAGAGCGGCTATGCCGTCTCGCCGGGAGATGTCGGCGAGATGCGGGTGGAGCAGCCGCTCTCGACCGAGACGTGGCGTGACCCGAACGGGAAGCAGCAGACGTGGATCCAGTCATCTGTGCGTCCGCTGATGTTCGCCAACAACAAGTACGCAGTCCTGAAGTTCACCGGCCTGTCGTAATAGAGAGGAGAGACGAGATGGCGAAGAAGATCATCAAGCACCTCCTCTACACCTATTTCGATGAGGTGCCCAACCAGGCCGTTCCCGGAGCGATCGCGCTCCAGGAGCAGCTGGGTCGGCTAGGTGAGGAGCGTGACATCACCCGCGATGTCGATCTGCAGCGTGGTGAGGAGCTCGGAGCGTTCTACACGGACGAGGAAGCAAAGGCAATCGAGGACGGGACCTACGATGGTCCGGATGCAGAGGCGCTCTCCATGGCCAGGTCCGGCACGGTGCCCACGCCTACCATCCAGCCCGCAGATGGCGAGCACGGTGACATCGCTTCGATGGACACCGAGGCGCTCGCTGCTCTGATCGCTCCGAGTGAGTTCGGAGAGGAGGGCAAGGACCTGACCGTCGATGAGACCGTCGCCCTGGCCGGAGACGGCTCGGACCCCGATCTCATCAACAAGGTCCTCGACGCCGAGAACATGGCGACCAACAATGAGCCCCGCAAGGGAGTTCAGGATCGCCTCGAAGCCAAGCTAGCGGCAGCATCGGGCTAGCAACAAGGAGGGGTGAAGGTGCCAGCAAGCGATTACACACCGGACGTTGACCTGGTCGCAAGGAAGATCATGTCGCGCACCAGAGACC